CGTCAATAACTTCATTATATCCAATCAGATTAGCTTTAGCGGCGGAAAGAGATCCATATTTTTTAGTAATATAATTCTCAAACGTAAATGTATCCATATACCACTCATAAAAAGGGTCGATAATATTATTAGATAGATAAACTAGCCACGTTCTATCAACACTCCCATAGTACTGGTCAGCAATAATCCAAGCTTGATCACCTTCATCAAGTTGATAATCAAAGTAAGTTAGCTGTGTACTATTAAGTACTTCAGTAAGTTTAACTCTTGCAAGTATATTTCTTACTTGATGTTCATTATAGTTAATTGTGGGGAATTGTTGAAAATAATTCATGCTTTAAGCCTCTTACTTCTGAGCTGCTCCAGTAGTGGCCACCGCGGCCGGTCCAAAATCTGTTTTTCTAATAGGTTGAATTTCTTTTAATCCGATAGTTAATACATAAGCAGTTGCTTCACCATCCAAGATGTGAAAAGAAGCTCCATCAGGGGCATAATCAATCTTTAATGACGTTACAACTGACGTTTTGTATGGTTGTGTTTTAAACGATCCGGCAAACCCAAAATCAACCACATCAGGAAAATCAAAGAAAAATTTACCTGCGGCATTATTTGGCATCATTCTTCTTCTAATTTCATGAATTATACTACCAATGCTTGCATTTTCTGCTGCATTACGAGGGACTAATTTAAAACTAAAGCTATGATCTCTTAGAGGTACCCCATCTAACATTGCTCTTTCAACCGGGTTATCAACAACACCTAATCGAGATCCGATAGTATCTTGCAGTTTTGCACCGCCAAGACCTAATACTGCAGCGGCTTTTGCTGCGCTCTTTCCAACTCTTCCTGTGCCCTTTGCAAGTATATCTGCAGCGAGAGCGCCCGCGGCGGCTTTACCCATCTTTGGAGCCAGGCCTTTGATTGCTTCTAGTCCACCCTCTTTTAGAGAATCTGCTGAAATATTTTGGTCATTAAGTACGCTTTCTATAGCTTCAGCGCCTGCGCCAAAGAAGCCTAATTGAGCACCTCTATAAGCAACACTGTATTCTTCAGTTAATTCTCTAGGAAAAGGTAGAATTATGTAACCAGTGAGTGTTTCTTTTAAGATATCATTATTGGTGGCCCCTCTGTTAACATTGTTGGTTTGAGGGTAATCATAGGTTTTAAACTTCATAAAGAAATACTTATAACCAATATCCTGAGGGAATTGAAGCTCAGACAGCTCTTTCGATCTTTTAGCTTCATTGATAACGCGTTTAGGTTCCTGCTCCTCGGCCTCACTGGCTTTCTTTTTCTTCTTAAAAAGCCCTAACTTATCACCTATCGCGGCGCCTGCTGCAACTTTATTTGTTAATTTACCAATGTTAATACCCATTTGATCCTATCCTATAAATAAATGTATGGCGTATAAAGGAAGGTTCAAACCGAGGAACCCACAAAAGTATTTAGGCAATCCTACAAACATAATATACCGAAGTTTGTGGGAAGCTAAGCTTATGAAGTATTTAGATGACCACTCAGGAGTTTTGGCCTGGTCTAGTGAAGAAATTGTTATACCTTATAGAAGCCCTATGGATAAGAGAATACATAGATACTACCCTGATTTTTACGTTAAGAGAAATATTGATGGTAAAGTTAAAGAGACTATTATAGAAGTTAAGCCTCTAGTTCAAACTAGGCCGCCAAAGAAGTTAAGCGGTAAAAGACCAACTGCCAAGTTTTTGAGAGAAGTAAAAACATATGGTATTAATGAAGCCAAATGGAAAGCAGCAGATGAGTTCTGTAAAGATAGGGGTTGGGATTTTAAACTTATGACTGAAAAAGAGTTAGGCGTATGACAACAAAGAGATTTTTATTTCAACGTATTCTCAGAGAGGGTATAGAATCAGGGTTTAAACCAGGTAGTTCAGAAGAGTCACGAAAGTGGTTTAGAGACAAAGCTGGTCAACTAAAGGATATTAGACCTGATAGATTAATGAGGTCTAAAGGTGCTCAAGATAATGCAACCTCGAGATTATTTCATCCAGGAGATATGTATCTGTTTCAATATGATGCTAAAGGTAAAGATACTCTACCTTACTATGATAGATTTCCTTTAATAATGTTAATACGTGATTATCCGGGAGGTTTTATGGGAATTAATTTTCATTATCTCCCCCCTCAATTAAGAGCCATTCTAATGACTAAGATGTATAGTTTCTTATCCGATCAAAAATTTGACGAAGAAACGAGGCTAGAATTAACTTATAATCACTTAAAGTCATTATCTGGCAATGCGATTTGGAAGCCGTGTATTAAACGTTACCTAAATAATCAATGTAAGTCTAGATTTATAAAAATACATCCTGCAGAATGGGATATTATTTTACAACTCCCTTTAGATAGATTTGTTGGTGCAAGAAGAAATACTATCTACAGGGACTCAAGAGAAGCGAGTAATCGATAATGGCAAAAATCGGCGATATTACAGGAAAGGCTGTCAAAGCTTTGACTGGCAGCAGGCCTGGTAAAGACCAGGCTAGTAATGCTAATGATCCTTCTACACCGGATCAATTTTCAAAAAGTTTTAATATATCAGATTTTAAAGCCAGAGTTTCAAGTGTCAATGGTCTTATGAGACCAAACCTTTTTGGAGTGCAAATTACCCACAATCCCCTTCCATCGACGGAGGGTGAAGATAACTCTGAAACTGTTAGTTTATTATGTAATGCAATAAATATACCCGGAGTAAGTTTTGCAACTTCTGATGTACAGAGACAAGGGTTCGGTCCTTTGGAGAGAAGAGTTGCTAATGCTATATTCCCAGCTGTAAGTGCCACTTTTATGCTTGATAACAAAGGACAAGTATTAGAGTTTTTTAATTTTTGGGCCAAGAGAATTGCTTCTTTCGCCCATCAAGCAGGTGATCTATCGCGCGATATTGAAACAGGCGGTGCACTCGGTGAGGTTGGATACTATGATGATTATGTTACTAATATTGATATATTTGTATTTGAGCCAACTGGAAGTAAAATTACTAAATATACATTAGTAGAGGCCTACCCTGCAGTTATCGGAGATATTAGTTTAGGGTGGCGACAGAATGATGAAATTGGTGAACTTCAAGTGCAGTTTAATTACAGGCACTGGACTAGTTCAGCATATAAAGCGGCTTCGGCTTCGCCGGAAGATAAGTCTTTTAATTTGCTTCAGTTTATTAATAAAGTAAACGGAGCAGTACAGATAGCTAAGTCTTTGAAAAAACCTAGAAGCATAGGTGATGCGCTTAATGTTATAAATAACGGTGAGACATTACTTGGAATATTTAAATAAAATTAATTATCAAAATAAAATAAAGTGAGGATATAATGGCATTACCTAAAATTGATGTACCTGTTTTTAATTTAACCCTACCATTTTCTGAAAAGAAAATAAAATATAGACCCTTTACGGTTAAGGAAGAAAAAATTCTATTGTTTGGACAACAATCAAAAGATTTAACCCACATTGCTGAGAGCGTTAAACAAGTTGTACAAAATTGTGTTTTGAATGATGTAATTATTACTGATCTTCCTTCATTTGAAGTAGACTTTCTATTTTTAAAGCTTAGATCTGTAAGTGTGCAGAATATTGTATCTCTTAAGATTAAAGATGAAGATGATGAGCAGTATTATGATGTTGAGGTAGATTTAGAAGAGGTAGGTCTTGTCAGTGATAACACGCATGACGGATCTTTTAGATTGAATGATACGTATTCAGTCAAGCTAAGATACCCCAGTTTTAATAATGTTGAGACTATCACTGCTAGTCAGCAAGGAGAGACCAATCTAGGTAAAGTTACATTTGATCTTATAGGTGAGACTATTGAGTCTGTTTATAATGATGATGGTACAGATGTTTACTTTTTAAAAGATTATACTAAAGAAGAGCGCGATGAATTTTTAGAGTCTTTAACCTCTAAGAACTTTCAAGACATACAACAATTTTTAGGAGCAGCTCCTCAAATTAGACATACTATTGAATATACAAAAGAAGATGGTACAGTGATTGAGAGAGAGCTTAAGGGGCTATTTGATTTTTTTACGTTTGCCTGAGCCATAATGATGTGGGCAACTATTACCATTTGATGTTTAGCCTGGTTCAGCATCATAAATATAGTATGACAGAAGTTGAAAACCTATTCCCGTTTGAAAGGGATCTCTATGTTGAGATGTTAGTTGAACATCTTAAAGAGGTAGAAGAAAAGAGAAGACAATGAAACTAAGTAAAAATTTTTCGTTAGCAGAATTTACAAGGTCACAGACCGCAACTAGAAAGGGTATTGATAACGACCCTAAGGGTGAGCATCTGGCGGCCGCAAAAAATCTATTTGAGAAAGTAGTTCAGCCTGTTCGCGATAATTTTGGGCCAACAAGGCTAAATAGTGGATATAGAAGCCCTGCTTTAAATGAGGCAGTTGGTGGTAGTGCTACTAGTCAACATTGTCAAGGCGAAGCAGTAGATTTAGAATGCCCACCTCATAGTAATTATGCTGTAGCAAAGTGGATTGAGGATAATCTAGAGTACGACCAACTTATTCTAGAGTTTTATACACCCGGTATTCCTGATTCAGGATGGGTACATGTTTCTTATAATCATGATGGTAAGCAGAGAGGTCAATCTCTTACAGCGATGAAAGAGAATGGTAAGACAGTATATAAGTTAGGACTGATTGAGTAATGGAAGAAGAACTAAAAGCAAGCGGCCATCACCCTGCAGATAGTAACGGTGATGGTAAAGTTTCTAAAGAAGAGCAAGAAATGTATCTTGAGTTTAAGCGTAAAGAGCTTGATGACCAGGATGCTATGCGTGATGCGCAGAGAAAGATGGCTTGGTTTGCATTAGGTGGAATGCTATTATATCCGTTCGCAGTAGTAATGGCATCACTTGCAGGTCTCGATCAAGCTCAGTCAACATTAGGTTCTATGGCACCAACATACTTTGTTGCTGTAGCTGGTATTGTTGCTGCCTTCTTCGGTGCCCAAGCTCTAGGTAAAAAATAGGATAGAAAATGGCTAATCAAGGTTTACCTAAAGGCGAAGGACAGGGCGAGATAGCTAAAGAGCTTGGCAAAACTAATGCCCAGGTTTTCGGGCTTATTGGTAAACAACAGCAGCAATTAAATAGTATGAATAGAGGCATTGAGGACTTTGTGTCAGCAATTGATGCAGGTAATGACTCTAATGAAGTACTACTGAATAGCCTCATTTATCAAACAGAAAAATTAGTAGAGCTATTTAGACCAGTAAGCAGTCACTTCTCTGAACTTAGTGAAGGTCAGAGTGAGATTAAAGGTGCAGCACCAGCATCAGTCAATTTTGGCGCAGAAACTGGTAGTGAAGATGATACTGGTGGAAAAGAAGTAGAGAAGAAAGGTAACTTTCTTTTAGACATGCTTAAAAATCTTACTGCTGGTGTAGGCGGACTTGTTGCTGGTGTAGGTGGAGCAGTTGGTGGTCTAGGTTTAGGTGCTCTAGGTTTAGGTTTAAGAGGTTTGGCACCAGGCCTCATAATGATGGCTAATCCTGCTACTGCACTTGGTGGTACAGTCTTAGTAGCTTTTCTTGCCGGTCTCGCTGGTGTTGCTTATCTATCCGGTAAAGCAATGCAAGAGATGGGTGAAGGCTTCTCAGGTATGGGTCAAGGTCTTGATGATCTAGCGGCGGCCAATGTTCCAGAGGGTGAGAAGTTAACGAGTTTAGCTACTGCCCTAGGGGTATTGTTTAACAGTTTTGATACTGGCGATGCTATTAAAATGGCCATTATGGATGGAACTGCCTTCACAGATATGGGTAAAGGTCTCACAGACTTAAGTAATGCAGAATTCTCACCACAGGCAATTGATAAAGCCGGTACAGCTATTGCTGGATTTTTCGATACAGTAGGGTTTGGTGATGCAGCTAAGAGCCGTATATTAGATGGATCAGCCTTTGGCGGTCTTGCTTCTGGATTACAAGCACTTAACGATATTGATATTGACCCTGCTAATTTAGAAAGGGCCGGTCTGGGAGCTAATAAATTCCTTAGCTCTCTTGCTGGATTTAAATCTGCTGCCGGTGCAGCAATAGCCGGTATATTTGAAATGGATTTTCATGTAATAGCGGGTAGTATTGAAGCGCTAGATGCTATTGATGCCGACGCAGAAAAGCTAGAAGCTGCTGGTATAGGTTTACGTCAGTTCCTCTATGAATTGTCCCAGGTTAAAGTAATGGGCATTCTTAAGACTAAATTTTTAAATGAGAAAATGTTTACTCAAGTTGCTGATGGATTATTACATCTCAACGATGCTGGTATGACGTTAGATGTAGCTAATATTCGAAAAATTCGCGACGGGCTATTAACTATACTTGAGCCGGCTGGTGAGAACTTTAAAGGTATTATTGCAACTCAAATGGTTGATGATAATCTTATACCTATGGCCAAGGGTATGAGATTTATGAATGAAGTTGGTTCTGAGTTAAGCATAAACAATATGACTACATTAAGAGATTCTAGCTTACTTATGCAGGAAGCTCTTAGTATTCCATTCAAGATGGCTGTTACAACTCAAATGATTGATGACAATCTTAAGCCGTTTGCAATGGGGTTACAATCAATTGATGCTGCTGGTAAAAATATTGACGTTGAAAACTTTAAAAATTTAAAGAATTCAATGAGTGAACTTCAAAAAGCTTTTTTAGGTGAGGATGGTAAATCAGATGGCATTAAAGAGTTTTTTACTGGTAAAGATGACTTTACGATTCCCATTGCTGAGAAAGATTTAGAAAAGCTGCAAGGGTTAACTGGCTTTATTGGCGAGTTATCTGAAGCTGATTTCCAGGGCATGGAAGGCGACATTTATAAAATTGTTAAGGCCATTTCTGACATGAACCTTAACGACGATGATTTTAATGGATTTGATCTCTTAGGTAAAAAGATGAATAAATTCATTAAAATAGTAGATGTAAAAGCTTTTGAAAAGTTAGGTAAAGCTCTTCCGGATATAGCGACCGCTAGTAAAACTATTGGCGGACTTAACTTGAATACTATTAATCTTAAAGACCAAGCAGTTGAAAGCGATGTTAAAGCGGGCGGAGGCGTAGTTGTTAGCCCTACTACCGACAACAGTACAATTATTCAAAATAATAATTCTTCAACCCCTGTAATTAAACCAGCATCATATTCCTCACCAATGCCACCGGCTGGCGGCGGAATGCGATATATTATTTAGATAAAAAAAGAGGGGCTAACCATGGCCCCCCCGCGAGTCTATTTCTGGCGACTAACCCATCACTATATAATACTTACTGAGCTAGCTTCTGAAAGAAAGCCATTGCATCATCATCTTCTGAGTCAGCCGTTGCAAGCTGAGGCTCGCTACTAACTGCTTGTGTAGGAATAGATGCAGGAGCTGCTTCTTGCACAACTGGCGCTGTAGCAACTTCCTCTGTAGTATTAGTTTCACCTAATGCAAGTACTCTATAGAGCTTAGTCTTAAGATCATCATATGACTTAAACTGATCAGCACCGATAAACTCTTGAAGTGAATATTCAGAGTTCCATACTTGCTCAAGTTTAGCATCATCATCATAAAGAGCTGCAGGGGTATCGAAATCTGACTTATCATAATTACGATAACCTTCTACCTGTCGAATCTTCAGCTTAAAGTTTGCACCTTGCCAAAGGTCGAAAGGATTGATAGGCGTTTCATCCTGAAACTGCGGATTCATAAGATCGTTCAACTTATCGAAAATCTTCTTACCATACTTATATAAGAACACCTTACCTTCGTTATCAGGATTAGATGAGTCTTTAACAACTAAAATGTTAGAGTAGAAAGATAGACGACGCTTATACTTACGTACCAGATCTTTATTAGATTCGATACCTGAATTCCATAGCATAGTATTATACTCGGAGACAGGATCTTTCTGTCCGATAGTAGTAAGCGACTTTTCGATATACCACTGACCAGTAGGTCCTTGGAAGCCATGATCCCATACTCGAACGAACGGAACGTCCTCGTTAGTAGGTGCAGGCAGAAAACGAATAACGGCATAACCATTACCAGCTTTATCTACAGTTGGTTTCCAGATACGTTCATCTGGTCCATTCTTATTATTAGTTTGAGGGTTACTTACCTTATTTAGTTCTTCGGTAAGTTTGTTAAGCGACTCACTAGATGAGCTCTTAAGTGCAGCAAAATTTGACATTTGTATTCTCCTATATGCGGTATATTTGCGGTTTATTCACGTACTTCATAATGTAAACATATCAATAGTAATCTGCTTAAACTTATCTGTATTAATAGATAAGAACGGCCGATACTTATTCATTATATGATATATCTCCCCCCAGATCAAGTCTTCATTTAGTTTTTTATTCCAAACATTGGTATAATTAACTAACATGTCCAAAATGATCATGGTTTCAATACAGATCTCATCCCGAAGGTAGAGACGAAGCAGGTGAGGATGCCCATACTTCTCAACTTTAAAGTTGCTGTCGAAATCTTCTTCTAACCTATTTAAGTCCTCTTTAAAGGTATAGGTTAATGACTCGTTGCGGCGACGCCATTTAGCGTAAATTGTATCTGGGATATGCTCACGCATCTCTCCAATCCAGAAGTTCTTACCTCCGTCAACCATATTAGCTAGTAAATATTTCTCTACATCTTTTCGCTTAGCTAGCTTATAGAAAAAGTATTTATCTCGTCTAGTTTCAAATGATTCTCTCTTTGCAGATATCTTGCCGTTATATTTAAAGTAATCATAATTCTTCTGAGTGAAATGATTCTTTAATGCTATGTATTTACAGTATGCTTCAAAGGGATCCATTATTCCCTCTCTGTATCGATGTCGCAGAGCTGCTTCCATTTTATATATTCCTCATTATCAATTAACCAAATTATGAGAGCAGACCTCTCGCCTTCGGTTACAGGTTCAACACCATGCCATGTTTCAGAAGTAAAGACGACCATATCACCTCTATCTAAATCTATAGCTTGCTGATTACCATTCTCACCGTTACCGTCAGTATTTAATATAAACTGACCACCATTATATTCTACTCTGTCGTTAAGTGCAACTGAAATAGATATCTTTCTATTCGGTCTACTGTTCATTATAAAGAGCTCTTCAGCAGTACGATTACTATCAGGCTTAAAGAAATCAATTACATCATGATGCCAGTCAAATCTGCCTCTATCTCTATCAAGGTATCTTTGTATAGACCAATGCTCATCAAATCTATATTCACCAGGCAGTACATCTTGAATAGCATTATGTATTCGTTGCTTTGTATTGGCATTAAACTGCTTAGGGTTACCTATTAAGTATTTTGCAATACGAGAGTCAGTAGTACTGCCATATGGGTCTTGAGTAGAAACAGATTGAGAGGAACCCCACTCATTTAATGGCTTATACGAATTCAGAGTTGATTCTATTTCTAGCAACTCTACTTCGCTTAAAAACTCTCTGAACACTTTGTAGTGCATTATATCGGTAACTTAGATCCTGACGATGCAATTAGTTTCATCTCTTCTGATTCAGCAGCCAACTTAGCCTTTAAAACATGTGATGACTTAACAAGAGCACCTACGGTTTCAATCTCAATATTATTCTGATCGCTATAAGTAGTCAGCGCATCAAGGTAGGTACATTTTAGATTAGTTACCATACCTTCGATAATAACAGTAAATTCCTTCACGGTCATAATCTTATCATTTATATCTTTTAAATCTTTCACTTATATCTTCTCCATCATACAAGATTAATTATATACTAAAATGCCCGCAAGTGCAACTAAAAAAACACTGGAACATGATAATTGTTTGTAAACTCAAATGCATCAGCAACATCATTAACCATTGGCTTACCTCTAACGTTAAGAGACGTATTAAGAAGAACAGGACAGCCAGTCTTCTCATACCACTTCTTAAGAACGAGTCCCATAATAGTCCCCTTCTCATCGGCTCTAATAGTTTGAACTCTACTGGAATTATCAGCATGCACAATTGCTGGTAGCTCATCACCTCTAATACAATCAAAAGTAAATTGCATATAAGGAGACTTTTGACTCATTTTAAAGTACTGCTCTCTAAACTCTTCAAGAATGACTGGAGCAAATGGTCTAAACTTCTGCCTCTTCTTAATAGTATTAACTCTATCCTGAGCATCAGGTCCGCGAGGGTCAGCCAGTAAAGATCTATTACCGAGAGCCCTAGGACCCCATTCAGCTCTACCGTAAGCTAAGCCACATATACCTTTATCAAGTAATTCATTAACCACTCTCTCTGCAAGGTTCTCCTTGTCTGAGCTGCTGTTTAGCTGTAGTCCCAAGTAGGGAGTATCAAATTTAACCTTACGTCCATATGCTAGACAAGCAGCACCTAAAGCACCGCCAGCATCGCCTGGATTAGGCATGATCCATAAACGGCCTTTACATAGCTTAGATAGTACAGAATTAGCAACACAATTAAGAGCAACACCGCCACCATATACAAAATTTCTAGAATGTACGCTAGCTTCTTTAAATAGATAAACCAGTTCTTCCTCAAGAACCATTTGAGCGTTAAATGCTATATCTTGACCAGTAAAAGAAGATAAGAATTTATCTTGAATATAATTTACACCTCTATGGAGATTAGCGTCTCGTTCATCAGGGTACTCAGGATCAACAACAGTAAGCATGGCATGAAGGTATTTCTTTAGTACTGGATTATACTTACCATATGCAGCCATTCCCATAAAGATATATTCTTCATCTAATGGTCTCAATCCAACATACTTAGTTAACGCAGTATACCATAAGCCAATACTCTGAGGGTATACGCGACAGTAAACTTTCTTATACACAGCATTGCCGTCAGTATCATATTTACATTTCCATATAGTAGTTGTATCCCATTCACCAATACTATCTACTACAATTGCAACAGCCTCTTCATATGGTGATGTCTGAAACGTTGCTGCAGCATGAGACATATGATGCGGGTACGTAGAGTCAGGCTTCCAAGCCATCTTACGTTTAGAGAAAGCAGTCTTTACCTGGCCAGCATATAGTTGTCTCGTTCTCTTAAGAAACGGCTTCTCATAGAAAGCTTTATGAGTAATATCGTAATTACTCTCAATATATCTTTTAAGTGACGGACCTACATGCTTATCATGCTTATGATTTGAGAATCTCTCTGCATGTGTCGCGAACTTTATATTACCTTTATCATCAATTACTGCAACTGCAGCATCATGAAACCCTTCACTCCATCCTAAGTACATTATAGTAACCCTCTTGTATTACAAACGTCATTCAAATACATACTAAAGTATTCATGTGCTCTAGCATCTGGATGTCCTTGCGGCATTCTACCACATGAAAATTTACCATCCAATAAATCATCGTCGTTATTATCTGTAAACTCATTAAAAGATAAAGTGTAGAAATCATCTACATCTATATCACCCATACCAAATTTAGAGTTATTATTTAACTGCTTAAACAATATCTCAATCTCTTTTTTAACCGGATGGGATTTCTTATCAGCTAGTTTAAGTAAAGCTTTATATTCCTTCCAACAGTTCTCATGAAACCATCCTTGAAGTAACTCTACATCTAGCTCTTCACATATCCATTGTAACTGTACCATATGATTTAAGGTATTGAGTAGATTAGTCTCTCTATTTGTAATAAGAGCATAGTAGTACTCCCAATACTCTTTATTATCAGTAATATACTTTTCACCATCAGCTAACCTCGAAGGTGATACTTGCAACCAGTCAGCTTTATTAAGATCATATACCTCTACTCTCTCAAAAGCAGACCACATAACTATACAATGCTTTACTTTATTCCATCTAAGATAGTTAATAGTATCTCTATAGATCTTACTATTGGATGAACCAGGTCTGGCAATATTGACTACTTCAATATTTCTTTTCTCACCTAGATGAGTACTCCAGCGTTCTTGTTCTGGATTAATAAGCTCATCACCATATGTATAACTGCATCCGTTAACCAATAACATTTTCTATATACCCATGTAAAAAGTTAGCCATCCTCTCATGCGATTTGCTACCAGGATGACCGCCAGACCATTCACCAAAATCTAAATCTTCCTCTTCAATAAGGCCGAGGAAGCTTGTATCAATGTAGTGACTATTTTCAGTAATGTAATCAAGCTTATGCTTTACTGTTTCAACAAATGCATCAGGTGCATCCTTATAACCAATACACTCTTTAAACTTATTAATAAAGTTATCCTTGTAATGTATATTAATAAGAGGTATACTATACGCATCACATAACGCAGTAACAGCTTGCATGTTAGCAAGAGTATGCATTATACCTCTCTCGGCTGAGTGAATAAATGTATAGTACATCTCAAATGCAGACTTATGCTCCCATGACTTAATCTTGCCAATGGACTGAGGATTAATCTGCGCAAGATCTAACCAGTCATATTCACTCTCCTGAGGTCTAAAGATCTCAGTCCGCGGTGGATCAGACCACATGCAAATAGCTATGCTAGGTGACCCACAAGTAATATGGTCAATAGTAGTTCGCTGGATTCTCATATTACAAGAACCAGGGGCAGATATATTTTCACATCTTATATCAAGCTTATCAGCTAGTATGTTGCTATAACGTTTAGAGAGCATCTCTTCTGAGCCATGCTCTTTAGTTAAGCCAATACCATAAGTAAAACTGCAGCCATTAACTAGAATATAATCACTCTTCATAGATAAACGGATCGTCCTTCCTCAATTTACGCATTGTTCTCCAGATCTTAAATCGGAGTTTAATTTTTTTATAAAACTTAATCATAGTAGCCTCCTATATGAATCACCGTAGATACTTACCATAGATGTCTTCTCTATATCTTCTGGCTTACAAGGTTTAAGATCTTTTGGATCAGTCGTATAGTTAGGTGATTGATATGCAATACTAAACCTGCCATACCCTTTATGCACTTTAGTAGGTGCTACGCCGCAATGATTAACAGTCACAGGAAAGGAAACTACTCGACCAGGCTTAGGATTAATTGCAGCAATAACATTATCATCATCATCTGCAAATGCAGTAAACCCTCCCCAGTTTAGATCCCAGGCCCTGTTAGGGTATACCATATACGTTACACCTCTAGGATCGCCTCCATCAGGATGGAACATAGGTGAGTCGCCGAACTTAAAGTTGTTAATAAACGCTCTATGAAAAAATGGAACATCCATACCTTCACCAATAAGTCTGCGGCGCATTATCACTTGAGCATCATCAATAATCTTATGCAGCCCTGACCATTGATCCCACTTTAGAGATCTACCTAAGGTAGCTGATGCTGCTCCATACTCTTGCTTATCATATCCGAGGCCCCAGTGTGTATATTCACCGAACCATTGATCCATAATTTCTATTTCATTATTCTGAAATACGCCATCATATACAGTAACCGGGCCAGTCTGCCATTTAGTAATCATATCTTTATTTATGCCCCTCAAAAAGATACCGGCGGCCAGAGGCCGCCGGGGTTGAGATAAGTTTATGAGGCTTAAGCCGCCTCAGCAAACTCAATGGCTGACTCTAATGCCTTAAGTTTAAGACCTTTAGACTGACCATACCATGCAGATTGCAAACGCGCATCAGCATCACGTCCTCGCTCATGATCAGTGAAGTATGTTACTGCATTAAATGCACTCCACCAAGATCCAGCTGCAAACTCAGCACCAGGCTGGGTATCAACTAATTCTAAAACTCGCTGATGAGGTTTAGAAACAGTAACGCCCTCTGCTTTAGAGTAACTAGGGAACAGGCTAGTAAGATACTCATTGAATGTCTTACCATCGAATCGCTTCGATCCTAGGAACTCTGCCATCTCTTTATACTGCTGTAGTTTAAAGGAGGCAATACCAAGCATCTCTTTTACTTGGTCAGCATCAAATGCTTTCTTGTGGTTAAGTTTAACAGCTGTCTCTGATTTAGTCTGCAGTGAAAGAGTCAAAGTGTTATTACATACTACTCGGATAGGAGTAAAACGAACATCAACTGATTGACCGAAACGATGAGGGTTTGAGAAAAGGAGATAAGATTCCACTTCATCATTACCGAACACCTTAAATGACTCTTTCACTTTAGCTAGAGCCCATACAATCTGACCACCCTTAAGCGAACCAGCTGTATGCATCTCCATATCACCTGAGGATACAAAATCATCGAAGAATTCAAACGCTTCTTGATTCTGAACAGGATTCCAATCCTTACCAACAATATCAAGTACCTTATTATCAGAAGAACGAACTAGCGCCTTCTTATCCGGTACAGCATGCCCACTAGATGTAATCAAAGATTCTTTCTCAACCGACCAATTAAGACCAGCTTTATCCAGCATCTGGATTGGAGATAGATCTGCAGGTACTTTAACGCCTAGACCGTGCCAAGGAGTATCTCCTGCATATGCCATTTGCGCTTCACCGTTAACAATTTCTAATTCATGACTCATAATATATATCCTCAAAGTTTAAAATAAGCAGCCCTTCTCATCTCTGCCCGGGTATTCGGTCACCACCCTCTAGGTACTTTAGCAGGCATTACCTAATCGCCTTATTTTATTATTATAGTGACTCTACTGTTTTAAGGCAACTATATTCCGAAGAAAGTTTTAACATCTTTCCAGGTTCCTGATACTAAAGGTCCATCAAAGTTATTCTCAGGTCCCCATATCTCAGCTTTACCAGTATGACCATCTTTAGGTACTACGGTAAATACACAATCACCAGTCTCAAGGTCAGCGAATCGTATGTCATCGAATAATGGTCCATTACATGGGCAGTTATTCTTGAACCATACTCTCACCTTACTACCATCGATCTTATCAGATGCTAGCAGCTTGGTAACTTTCTTACCTAGCACTTGAGTCTTACGAGCCAATGATTCATCTTTACAGAACCAGTCCCACCAACCAGCATTACATTGAGTTCTGACATCTTTGGCGTTAAAGTCTCCATTGAGAAATTTACCTGCCCATTCATTCGCATTTAAGCTCTTATCCATAATAATATCCTTTATCCTAATTATACCATAGTATAGTGACTAAACCGGTTTAAGGCAACAAAAAAAGGGCCCTCTAACCTATTGATAACATTAGAGAACCCAAAAAAGTTGATATTATTTTAGATATATATTGAGTTTTTTGTATTATAAGTCCATTGTCTTTTTGTATAGATCTTAACTAGATTGTTAGATTGATACAGAGCAATCTGATTATCAGTTCCGTAGCCATAGTCAGTAAGCCGATCAAGCAATACTAATGCTTCCTGTAGCTCAGTAAACTCTTTACTCATAGCTCCTTTACCTTCATTATAATCTACTCTGTATTTCTTAAGACGCTTCTGCGTCTCACTATCGTTGAGCTGCTCTTCTTCAGTAGCAATGTTTAGTTGTCCCATAACGGCAAGTTATCTCCATTTTTAAATTCGTTTAAGTCTAGATTCATATTAAGTCGATGATCTAGATCGAAGTGTTTCATAAAACTACCGACCTCACTATTGAGGTCATTCCAATACATAGAGTGCTGTAATTGAAAGTCGTTAAATGTATTCTGTTCT